ATGTGTTCTCGTCATAATTATATGTAACCACACGATCAAGTTGGTCTGCACCATCTTTTGGATAGAACCAACTTATTTCTGAGTATAAGGTATTTAAACCAGAAAATATTAATTCACCATTTGTATAATTAAGTCCAAGGTTGTCACCTTTACTTGTAAACACAAAATCTTCTACCAAACATGGTAAACTTTTAACCGTACCATCATACAAGAAAAAACCTCCTGCTATACCCATCCAATACACTTTACCATCAACATACTTAATTGCATTCATACCTATTGCTCCACAATTAGAACCAACTTGTTTTATTGCAAAGGTAAATGGTGGCCCTACAAACTGCACCACATAAGCAGAAGTATTTGTAAGAATTAAAATATAATCTTTTCCTGGCACAGCTCCCACAATTTTTGTACCAGAGTCTAGTCGTAAAGTACCTGCGGTGTTAGTAGATGTTGGTGTGTAAGTTGATAAAGTTTCTTGATCAGAAAATCTTATAAACATTTTATCTTGAGTGCCAAAAGTACCAACTGTGGTTTCAGTGCCTAACATTAATAAGTGTCTATCTTTATCAGAAACAATGGACATAACAGATGCAGTTGGTGCCCCTGAAATAACTGTCGCTCTTGTTGTCAAAGCGTTTGGATCTGAAGCCAAAGGATTCCATTGAAAGCTTCTACCATTTTTGACTGTAGCAATTAAAATTTGTCCAAAATTATCTAATGACCAACCTGCAGGTTCAAGAACTACGTTTGTTGTTAATGATTTCTGACCCCATGCAGTATAAAATTCAACAGAGGAACCGCTTGCATGTGCAGTTCGTGTGCCTGCAACATCTCTTGTAATACCTGTTAAGTCATTTGATGATATGCCAGTGTATGAAATAAATTCTGAGCCAACTTTAATTACACCAGTAGTTGGAAACCCTGTAGTAGAGGTAAGAGTTATGCTTGTCCCTGAGCCTCCTGTTCCTGCAGTATCGTCTTGCAATAAACCATTTAAAGTGTTTGTTATCCCTGAAGCTCCGCCATAAGTTGATGTCCCCCATCCGTAACCTCCAGTTTGACTTAATGGTCCAACCTTTTCATAGGG